TATTAAATGATGATTGGGTTATTTTTCCTAAGAAAGAATCAATTAAAGTTGATAAGAAACTATTAACTGAAAAGATTAAACAATGGGTTAGAATAATTGATAATATAGATGATGTTATAAAAGATTTAGACCCTGAGGAAGCAATTGACTATATTAAAAGTTATAAGAAAAAATTAAAAAAATATAGAGGTTGCGGATTAGAAAAGGGAGGTGAATTTTCATATGAAAATATTGTTTTTAAATATCTTAGACGCTCAGGACATATCGCAAAACTTCACAATCTACAGACAAAAATTGAGGACGAAAATCTAACCCTCAAAGAAAATTTAAAAAAAAATTAAATTTACACTTTTCCAAGTATTTATTTAGAAAACACTAAATAAATCAGCATAATAATGCCTTATTAAAAATAAGAAACATGAGTAAGTTAAAACCAATAGGTAGCGAAAAATTAGATGGATTAGATAAAATCCAACGTATAATGGAAATCGCTAGATATAAAGAGGTATTACCACAATCAATAAATGAGCAATCATCTCGCGAATATCAAATCGTATTAGCGGACGGAAATACGTATTCTATTGATAAAGAAAAATTGGGATATGTAATTAAAAAGAAAATCGATGAGAGTTTTGATTATATTGAACCTATGAAAAATAGAAGTCATTATAGGTCTTATTCTCAAGCATTTAAAAAACTTAATTTAATTGCTAAAGAAGTTAATCGTTTAACTGAAACGGATGAACATATTTCCCTTTTTAATGAGGATAAAAAATATTTATTAAAAACTCCAAAACCACAACCTGAGGAAGAACCCCAAGGACCGGCTCCTATGGGACCACCATCGGCAGAAGCTATAGCTCCTCCAGTTGACGAACCTATGCCTGATATGTCATCAATGGGTGAAGAACCACCTATGGATGAACCAAGTATGGATAGTGAAACTCCTGAAATGGATTCAATGTCTGATACAGGTGAAGAACATGGAATGGAAGAAGGAGGAACTTCTTTTAAAGATATTCAAAAATTAACAGGAAAACTTACTCAAAAAATTAGAGATATCGAAGAAGAACAACCTTTGGATGGTAAAGACATTAAGTATGTTATCAATTCAATATTATCAGCACTTAACCTTGATGATTTATCAAGTGATGATAAAGATGAAATTATTTCAAGATTTGAGGAAGACGAAGATGAAGACATGATGCCTTCAGATAATGAAGATATGGATTTTGATTCTGAAGAAGAGGATATGGGTGAAGAAATGCCGTCAGAAGAAGAACCAACTGCGGAAGTTGGGGAATCGGGACCGGCTCACAAATCATCAATAGCTTCTAACACTTCTGAAATATATGGTATGAATGAATCTAAAATTGAAAATATTTTATCAAAATATTTCACTGAGGAATCAACACCAAAGAAAAAGAAAAATAAATACGGTCATATTTTAGAAATGGCAGTTACAGAAAAACAAGCAAGAGTTACTAAAAATTTATTGGAGGTATCATCTACTTTAGTTTTTCTTGGAAGAACCAATAGAAAAAATTTAGTGTTTGAGAATGGTAATCAACAAATTAAGATTACTCCCGCTGGATTTATTTTATGAGTTATTTAGTTTTTATAAATGGACTTGGTCCGAATTATAAAGGGGAAATGAGATATGAATTCATTTTCTCAAATAAGTTAGATGTGTGGGGAGAAGAGTGGGAGCATGAACCGGCAAATACATACCCTAAACCACCTGAATTGGAAGATATTGAAAAAGTGGGTGTGTTATCTGAAGGAGGAATAGAACTTGAATTAATACAAAATTCAGATTATTTCTCAATGAAAGATGCTGTTGATGGAGTAGTTTGTTTGGGATGGGAGACGGACAAAGATAAAGACGAAAGATTGGTTTTTAGATTTGGTGAAACAGAGGAAGAAACAAAAAATAAATTATATTCACAAGACGTAATCTTGGGATTTGAAAAAGTATTATAAGATGAGCTTAGTCAACAAAAAACAAGTATTAACTAAAATGGGATTCAGTCCAAAAACATTGTCTCTTATGACTGAGTCGGAAATTTCAAAATTATTTAAGAACTTTTTGATTGAATCAAAAAAAGAAACTAAAGAAGCGGTTCAAGTTACTAAAACTGTTTTGGATAAAAATAACCCAAATGATGTTAAAACTGCAAATTTTTGTTTACAAAATCCTTCAGATTCAAAATGTAAAAATGTTGAGATGAAAGAAAGTAAAAAAACGAGTAAAAAAAATCCTTGGGCTATTTGCACTTCAGTAATGGGAGCTGATTTTGGAACTAAAGAAAGAAGTGAATGGACTAAAAAACAAATGGAGAAATATGAGAAATGTGTGGTAGGAGTTAAAAAATCAATCAAAGAAGGAAAAAATCCTATTGAGGTATTGTTAGAAGAAAAATTTAGAAGTATTATTGTAGAAAATCTTACTCCTAAAATTACTAAAAAAGACATTTTAACAATGATTTCAGAACAACCCAAACCAACAACAAAACCAAAACCAGGAGTTAAACCTGATACGGATACCGACTACGACCCATTTATTAATCCTGACCCGGATGACCAACCTGAAGCAAATGCTCCTGAGCCTACTACAAAACCAAAACCTGGAGTTAAACCTGATACAGATACTGACTTTGACCCATTTATCAACCCTGACCCGGATGACCAACCTGAAGCAAGTTCAAAAGGATTAAACATGTTTATGTCATTTGTTAATAAAATGGGAATGTTAAAGAAATAAGAAATGAATATTAAAACAATTTTAAAAGAAAGGGTAAAAAAGATGTTAAATGAAGCTCCACCTATGAGTTTCGACCCTGAATTAGGAGGTGCAAGACCAAGTAGACAATTACAATCAAGAATTGAAAAAGGGGAATTACCGTTAAGTAAATTTGGTTTAACACAGGCTCAAGTTGATTTTTTCACATCACAAGCATTTAAAGATTCTATTCAAAATTTAGAAAATTTAATGAATAGAAAATCAGGTATTATACCTCAGTTAGTTAGAGGTAATAGAAATCTTAAAAAAGATTCTGAAACTGCATTTAAAGAACTTTATATGTTAGTTGGTGAACTTTTATCAGAATTAGTTTCATTACAAAGTCAAAATCAAGAAGAGCTTGAGGAAATTGCTAATGAGTCAGTTGAAAAGGCGATGGGGATTGATAGAGAATTCTTTAACAACAAATTGAAACTTGACGGTAAATTTACACAAGGATTTCTACGCCAATTACAGGGAATGAAAGCTAAGGTTAAAAATATTTCTGATGAAGAAATTATGAAGAAGTTTTCAAGTATTGACGACGAAAAGAAAGAACAACTTGAGCAAATGAGACAAGAGTTCGAAAGTATGGGAGTTGAATTTGACGAGGAACAAGCTAAAAAAGCGGTTGAGTCTACTTTTAAAATTTCTCCTGAAGCCGCTGAACAGGCTAAAAAAGCATTTTCTGATGAGGTTTCAAGAAGAATGATTATTAATTTATTTAGACGTGGTATGTCATTGTATTATGTAAATGCTTACGAGTTATGTAGAGAAAAAATTGAAGAATTACCTGGCGGGGAAAGAATTTTAGAATTATCTAATGTTTTGCAACCAATAATGTTACATATGTATTGGTTATTTCCTGATATTGGTTCAATAGGAACTTCAGGAGGTGGTCAGATAGGTCAAATTGAAGTTATTCCTCCTAAAAGCGGAATCCAAGGTAAAAGTGGTGAAGAAGATGATGAAAATGAGAAACCTAAACAACAACGACCACCACAACAACAACAACCATCACAACAACCAACAGGTCCATTTACCATTAGAGCAAGGGCTATGACTTTACCGTTATTAGTTCACGAATTAGTAAAAGGTGTTGCAATGTTCTTTACATCGGCAGGTGGGGAACAAGGCGAAAAAGGAAGATTGGCAAAACAACAAGCAAGTTCATTAGAAATTGAAGCTTATGATTTAGTTTATGGTGAAAAATTCTATAAAGAATTCTATAAAGTTTTCAATATGTTAGTCCCTGATAAACAAGAGCAAAGAGATTTAACTCCTTTTGTTTTAAAATTCTTATCTGAAGACAAATATGAAGTTTTGGTAGAATTAGCAAAATCATTATTTACTCTTGGATTAAGTGACCAAAATTTTGCTGAAAATTATATTACAGGTTTAGTTGAAAAATCTAAAAAAATTGCAAAGAAGATGGAACAAAATCCATCATACATGAAGAAAAAGATGTATGGACAGGAAAAAGATGACGCCGATTTTGATGACTTCTTAAATAGTTTATAAAAAAACCCCTCAAAAGAGGGGTTTCTTATTTAATAGGGTTCTTTATATTTATAGTATATGAATTTAACAAAAGAACAAGTAATTTTAGAATATACAAAGTGTATGAAATCAACACCGTATGCTTTGAAAACTTATTTACAAACTTACGATAACACACAACAAAAATATGTCCCATTAGAATTATTTCCTGACCAAGTTAGTTTGGTTGAAGATTATGAAAACTATAATGAAAATATTGCGTTAAAATATAGACAGGCTGGAGTATCTACAGTTACCGCGGCATGGTCATCAAAAAAATTGGTTTTTGCCAAAAAAAATAAACCTGAGAAAATTCTAATTATTGCAAACAAATTAGATACTGCGGTTGAGGTCGCGAACAAAATAAGAGGATTTACAGAACAATGGCCTTCGTGGGTAGGTGTGACATTCTCACCTGAAAAAAACTCACAAAGACATTTCAAATTAACTAATGGTTGTGAAGTTAAAGCGGTTGCAACATCTAAAGATGCGTTACGTGGATATACTCCAACAATATTAATATTTGACGAGGCTGCGTATATTGAAGCTGATGAGGATTTTTGGGCGGCTTGTATGGCATCTTTATCCACAGGGGGTAAAGTAATTGTGGTCTCGACACCAAATGGATATGACCCAATTTATTATGAAATTTATGACCAAGCGTTAAAAGGGATGAATGAATTCAAAATCTCAGAAATGGTTTGGTGGAAAGACCCAAGATATGCAAAAGATTTACAACTAATCAATGTGAAAGATATTATCCATTATTATTTAAATCGACATGAATATAATGATGTTGAGTTAATTGATTATAAAGACAAAGAAAAGGATTTTGTTGAGATTAAAAAATTAGTTAACCAAGGATATAAACCAAGCTCATCTTGGTATGAAGCAATGGTTAAAAAATTAAAATACGACAAAAGAAAGGTTAATCAG